AACAGATGCCATAAAGAAACATAAACTATCTATTGATGATGTTGTAACTGCGATACAAAACTTTGCAGAAGACAGAGACTTCCATAAATCTCTTGACAACATCTACGGAAAAGAGGTAGAAATACTAGACGAACTAGACTAGGAGACAACATGATACTGACCCTCGACGTAGAAAACACAGTAACAAAACGTAACGGCAAGCTGCACCTTGATCCGTTTGAACCAACCAACACATTAGTTATGGTGGGTATGCTGGATGATCACATGAACGAAACTATTGTAACATTCGATCACGCAGAGCAACAACCCACCACAGATGGGCGGCGTATAGTCCAAGACGCATTGGATGCTGCCCATCTACTTATAGCACACAACGCACCGCATGACTTGGTGTGGTTGTGGGAGTCGGGCTTTACCTATGACGGTGACATCTTCGACACCATGCTTGGCGAGTACGTACTGCAACGTGGACAGAAAGATGTACTGTCACTTGAGGCTTGTGCTGAACGGTATGACCTTGACACAAAGAAGCAGGACTCTCTCAAGGCATGGCTCAAGGATGGCAAGTCTGTACGTGACATGCCTTATGAAGAGCTTGCAAGCTACTGCATGGATGATGTAAAGGCTACACAACAGTTGTACCATAAGTTAAACAAGCAGTATGCGGATAACCCTACACTTTTGCCTACCATCAAGCTGACTAATCAACTTGCCTTACACCTTGCACGTATATATCAACGTGGGTTTCAAGTGGACATGGATGCACTGATGGAAGTACGTGATGAGTTTGAGCAAGAACGTAACATGCTTAAAATTGCACTTGAGGAACAGGTTGCTGACATCATGGGCGACAGACCGATCAACCTCAACAGTCCAGAGCAATTGTCTTGGGTTATCTACAGCCGTAAGCCCAATGACAAGAAGGTGTGGGCAGATTTGTTTGATGAACGTATGCCTGACTCTGACTATCGTGGCACAGTCAATGCCCATAGTCAACGTCTGTACAAACAAAAGGCACACCAGTGTCCTGATTGCTACGGTACTGGTCAGATCAGAAAGACCAAGAAAGATGGCACACCATTCGCCAAGACAAACAGATGTAACACTTGTGACGCCACTGGCTTTCTGTACAGTGACTCTACTACCATTGCAGGTCTGAAGTTTATTGCACCCACATCTAAGTGGGTTAGTAATCACGGGTTCAGTACCAGTAAGGACAACCTCATATTCCTTGAGAGTATTGCCCGTTCCAAGAACATGAAGGAAGCTGAGTCGTTCCTACGTAATGTACGCAGACTGTCTGCTGTTGACACATATCTCAGCAGCTTCGTAGAGGGCATTGCTACACACGTAAAGAATGACGGTAAGCTGCATGTACGTTTGTTGCAGCACCGTACTGGCACAGGCCGTTTGTCTGGTGCAGACCCCAACATGCAGAACATGCCACGTGGTGGTACATTCCCTGTCAAGAAAGTATTCATATCACGATGGCATGGCGGTGAGATTATGGAAGCTGACTTTGCGCAGCTTGAGTTTCGTGTGGCTGCATTCCTGTCGCAAGACATGACTGCCATTGACGAGGTGACTACTGGCTTTGACGTACATAGCTATACTGCACAAGTTATCAGTGATGCAGGTCAGCCTATGTCACGGCAAGAGGCCAAGGCACACACCTTTGCACCTCTGTATGGTGCTAGTGGTTTCGGTAGGTCTAAAGCAGAGGCGGCATATTACCAACAGTTTACGACAAAGTATTCTGGTATAGCCAAGTGGCACGAGGCACTAGCCAAAGAAGCATTGAACACAGGTAAGATCACTACGCCATCTGGACGTGAGTTCGCATTCCCTGACGTTACACGTAGACGTTATGGTGGTGTGACATATTTCACACAGATAAAAAATTATCCTGTGCAATCGTTCGCAACGGCTGACATAGTACCTATATCTCTGATATACATTGATAAGTTACTAACAGCAAACAAGCTACGCAGTTGCGTAGTAAACACAGTGCATGATTCGATAGTACTAGACGTGCACCCACAAGAAAAGGAGACAGTACTAAAAGTAATACGTACAGCCAACGACAGGCTGATCGACATCGTGAATCGCAAGTGGGACATTGACTTCAACATTCCTCTATTACTAGAGGCAAAAATTGGTCCGAACTGGCTTGACACAAAAGATGTTGCATGATATAACTACCATTCGTCAAAAACATAAGGAGACTTACACATGACTCAAGTAACAACAATCGACACTAATAACTACAACGTAATGGCTCAAGCAATGGGCATGGGTGCTGATGTATCTCAGCAATCTAGCAAGGCAAGTACCCTTGCACGTTTGCGCATCAACCACTCACCTATCATGGGTGAACAAGACATGGGTGGCAAGAAGGTAAAGCTAGAGGTTGTGTCAGGTGGCACATACAAACTAGAGATACCTGACGGTGACACATACTACGCAGAGAGTGTACAGATACGTCCATTCTTGCAACGGTTCATGCACAAGAAGTTCGTTAAGGGTAACGACAGTACCCCTAATCGTTACATCAAAACTGTTATGGCTAATGACCTTAACGGTGACATGAAGGACAACGATGGTGGCTTCAACTGTGGTAAACCTGCAGGGTTCATCAAAGATTGGGCAGCATTGCCTGATAGCATGAAGGACTTGATCCGTTCTATCAAACGTGTTCGTGCCTTGTTTGGTACAGTGGAACTGGTGAATGCTACAGACGCAGCAGGTAACTCTGTTGACGTAGAGCCTACCCCATTCATTTGGGAGATTGATAGCCGTGATGCATTCAAAACTTTGGGTGAGGTGTTCAACAAGCTCAACAGAATGCGTAGGCTACCACCGCAGCATACCATTGGTCTGCAGACACGAGAAGTACCACTACCTAATGGTAGCAGCTTCTATGTGCCTGTGACAGAGTTGGACTTGAACACTACACTAGAGATGGACAACGATGCACAGGAAGTGTTTGGTAACTTCGTTGCATGGATTGAGAACTACAATACATACATTCTCAGTGCGTGGGATGAGAACAAGCACAAGAACGAAGAGGTGGACACTGACACAGTAGAAGCCTTTGTGGACATTAGTGAAGAGGACTTCGTATAATGAACCACCCTGCTGAACTGGCGATCAATCAGTATCTTGAGGATGCTACATCTGGTAAATCAACAATGTCCGAAGAGACAGTACAACAGATTGGTAAAGATGTAATGGATGCTGTAAGACGCCAGTTTGGTGGGGGCAATAGGCGTGATGAGTTTCGTCTACGTATGTCAAACATAGGTAGGCCAACTTGTCAGCTTTGGTTTGAGAAGAATAAACCAGAGAAGGCGTTGCCCAAACCAACAACATTCGTTATGAATATGCTGCTAGGCGACATCGTAGAGGCTGCGTTCAAAGGTATCATCACAGAAGCAGGAGTACAGTACGAGGATGAGGATAACTACGTAGAGCTAGAGCTAGACAAGACCACAGTAAAGGGATCATACGATCTTGTAATTGATGGTGCTGTGGATGATGTTAAGTCTGCCAGTGATTGGTCATACCGAAACAAGTTCGAGTCCTACCAAACATTAAAAGCCAGTGACCCATTTGGTTACGTAGGTCAACTGGCTGGATATGCTAAAGCATCTGGTAAGAAAGCAGGTGGTTGGTGGGTGGTCAACAAGGCCAATGGTAATATAAAATATATTGCTGCTGATGGTCTTGACATGGACGAAGAACTTACTAAATTAAATGATACGGTGGCTACCGTAGAGAGTAACGAGTTTGAAAGGTGCTTTGACCCTGTACCCGAAACGTTTAGGGGCAAGGCAACTGGCAATCGAGTGTTGAATAGTAACTGCAAGTTCTGTGACTACAGATTTGAATGTTACCCAACACTAAAGGAATTACCCTCTAAGGTGTCACAGGCTAAGACAAAGCCTATTGTAGCATACATAGATTGAAAGGAGTAGACATGCTAGGTGATGATGAAATAAAAGAAATGCAAGAGCAGATCGAAGCTATGGAAAAAGAAGTACGTGTTCGTAAGAAAGCATTACACGAAGCTAAGTATGCAGGACTACGGGCAGCAATGCAGACACGTAAGGATGCAGACGCAGCTATCAGAGAGGAACTAAAGTCACTGGGCTATCCAACTGCAACTACATTTCCTACACTTGATTGGTTCAGGTTCTAATGAACGGCAAGCAATTTGCTGCTGCTTTAAAGTATGGGTATAGGAGTGGGCTTGAGATAAAAGTCAAAGACTATTTGGTTGAGCATGGGGTGAAGGTTAAGTATGAAGCCATCAAGATTGAATGGGAAGACCTCATGTACCGCACCTATACACCAGACTTTGTACTACCTAATGGGATCATAATAGAAACTAAGGGCAGGTTTACATCAGACGATAGACGTAAACATGCAGCTATTAAGAAACAGCATCCAAAGCTAGACATTAGGTTTGTGTTTGAGAGTAGTAGACGTAAGCTGAGTAAGGGTGCTAAGACTACCTACGGTCAGTGGTGTGAGAGAAACAAGATTCCGTTCTACGACAGGATCATCCCAGAAGAATGGCTTAATGAGAAAGGTAAGGATATGCATCCTGACTTGATACATTTCCCATATAAAAAAGTGAAGAGGAATTAAATGTGGCAGATGAGAAAATACTACTTGACTTCGATCCTAATGATTTCATTATACGTATCAGTCCATTTCTAGATGAGAAAGGTAAGTGGACAGGGGAGTTGTTGGTTGGCAGTACAACCACAGATGAAAACTCTCTGGATGATGATGACTACATAAACTTAATGCGGTTATTGCATATGGTATGTGCATCTGTACCTGCAATGGAAAGTGATGAGAATGTACGAGAAACACTTTACAAGTATGCAGAAGATGTGCTAAAAGAAGAGCAAGAAAAAGTACCAAAGATAGTACATAAAGACAATAGTAATGTAATTGAACTTAGCTTTAAATAAGGAGACACGTATGGCAACTAAAGTAGAACCTAAACTTACATCAGATGATGTTGACATGGTAAACTCACCTGATCACTACAACTACGCAGGTATCGAATGCATTGATGCTATTCGTGCAGCAACAGGAGAGGAAGGTTATCAGTACTACTTACAAGGTAACATTATGAAGTACCTGTGGCGGTACAGATATAAGAATGGTGTAGAGGACTTGCAGAAAGCACAGTGGTATCTAAACCAATTGATTGTAGAAGAGTCTGGTGATGGTGGTTAAGGTATATCTTACACTGGAGCTAGACGAGGATGAGTATCCTATTCCTGTAGATGGTTTTGTTGAGGAAGAAATCAAAGAAGCACTACAGGAATTTATCTACGATGTAGATGGAATGAGTATAAAAACAATTAAAGTATTAGGAGAATAATTATGACACAAAACTACCTATCCACTGATTATCAATCCTTCATACATAAGTCACGTTATGCACGATGGCTTGACGAAGAAGGGCGAAGAGAGAATTGGGCTGAGACTGTATCACGGTATATTAGTAATATAGTTAAACCCAATATAGACGAGTTTACAGCAAAGGATATTGAGGAA